CTGAAAAATATTCTGATCAGACATCTAAATCAATCATTTCCATGAAAATAGCAAATTTGGACAATGGAAATGAGTAAATTAAATAAAAAAACATTTTTTATTATCTTGCTGTCATCATCTTTAGTTTCGTGCTCAACATTTGATAGCTTGCGATTTTGGCAAAATGACGATGATGTTGATCCTGATGAGCCAAAAGAACTCTTGTCTTTTAATGAACAAAGAAACATTAATATCGAATGGGATATTTCTTTTAATGGAGTCAATGATCTAGGAAGCTTTAAACCAGGTTTTAGTTCAGAAAATTTATTTTTTGCAGATGCTGAAGGTAATCTGATATCTGTTCAATCATCAACTGGTAAAGAAAATTGGAAAAAACAACTAAATTTTTTATCCTCAGGAGTCGCATCGGGATTCGGTATATTGGTTGTTTCAGATATTAAAGGGAATGTAATAGCTTTAAATCAAAATGATGGTTCTGAAATTTGGTCAACAAATGTTAAGGGTGAGGTCCTCAGCACAGCAGCTATTGATCCCAAGACAGTGGTTGTTAAAACTGGTTCTGGAGAATTAATTGGACTTGAAAAAACATCTGGTGAAACTTTATGGTCTTATAGATCTAAGTTACCAACTTTAACAATAAGAGGTAGTAGCAGCCCTGTCATATTTGATAACAACGTATTTGTAACATTTGATAATGGGAGGCTCGGTGTTTTTGATATAAATTCTGGATTTTTATTATGGGATGGGGCAATTTCATATGTTAGTGGTACCTCTGAGCTTGATAACTTAATTGATGCAGATGCTGACCCTGTAGTTGATGGTGGTCTTGTTTATACAACTAATTATCAAGGTAAATTAAATATTTTTGATATAGCTCAAAAAAGATCTGTATGGTCTTATGACGTTTCATCATTCTTTTCACCAGTTGTTTTAAGAGGAATGATAATAGTCTCAGAATCCAATTCAAATATTAAGTCTTTTTCTGCAAAAAGCCTTGAGGAGTCTTGGTCTAATGAGGATTATTTAAATAGAGAACTCTCAAATCCAGCAAGCTTCAAAGGTAATTTGGTTTTTGGAGATTTTGAGGGATATTTACATGTGATAGATCCTTTAAATGGTAAGACAATTGGACGAAAAAAAATTTCAAAGAAACCAATAAAAACTTTATTTAGCCGAAGCAATTCTTTATATGCTATAGATGAAGCATTTAATTTATTTTCTGTAAGCATATAGAATGATATATCAAAATGTTTACTTCAATTGCAATAATAGGGCGTCCAAACGTAGGTAAATCATCCCTTTTTAATAAATTAACTAGGTCAAGAGATGCAATCGTTTCTGACTTTCCAGGTTTAACCAAAGATAGAAACTATGGTAAACTAATGTCATTGGCATACAAAACAGTTTACTCTAAAATACCAGGTATGCCACCTGAGAGATCATTTATTAGAGATAGAAAAACAAAAGATATATTAAGAAACTTTGATAGAAAAAATAATGCACAATATGAAAAATTTTACAATGATTACCTTGAGATTATGAGACAAGGAATAGTCAAATTATTTAATAAAAATAAAGATAATACAATAAAATATATTAAAACAAATATACTTAGAGATGCACCTGATGTTCCTACTATAGTGATTAAAGCAGTTGGTAGTGATTACGAAGAAGTAACAGATAAAGATCAACTAGGTGTTTTTTTACCACAAGTAAAATTTATTAAGGCAACATCATCTCAATCATCTAAACAAAATTGGTTCATAGAATTGACATCTGGCCCAGATACTTTAAAAATGAGTATGTCTATTCGAACAAATAAATCAGGTCATGCTGGATTAAAAAAGTTAGGTCAATTTAGTCTTGCAGTAAAATACAATGGATTGTCAAAAAAATGATACAATTTTTAGAAGAACAAGCAGGTAAGAACTTACATTTAGAACACATCGAGGATGAAATAATTAACTTTGGTGTACCAGGTGGAAGAGGCGCAATAAACTTTTTAAGGAGTTTAAGAGATATGTTAGCAGGTGCGAGTAGATCATCTGTAAATATGACTGTTAAATGGGATGGCGCACCAGCAATATTCGCAGGTATAGACCCAGAGGACGGAAAGTTTTTTGTTGCAAAGAAGTCAGTATTCAACGTAAATCCAAAGTTATATAAGACAAACGCAGAGATTGATGCAGATTTATCTGGTGAACTAAATGCAAAATTTAAAGTTGCACTAAAAGAGTTTGCTAAATTAGGTATCAAAGGAGTTCTTCAAGGTGATCTTATGTTTACTAATGATCTTGAAACAGATACAATAGATGGTGAAAAAGTTTATACATTTCAACCAAACACCATAGTTTACGCAGTGCCAGTTGATTCTGATTTAGGAAAGATTATGAAAAAAGCAAAGATAGGAGTTGTATGGCATACAACATACTCTGGCAAATCATTACCTGATATGAAGGCATCTTTTGGTGCTAACATTAATAATTTAAATAAGTCTGCTTCGGTTTGGATGGATGATGCAACATATAAAGATGTATCAGGTAAAGCAAAATTCAATGCAAAAGAAACTGCGATGGTAACTAAAACTTTATCAGATGTTGGTAAGACATTTCAAAGAATAGATGCAACAATGTTGAAAAAATTTTTAAGATTACAAGAGTCAATGACTGGTGCATTGGCAGGTGCCTCTTACAAAACATATACAAATAGTAAAGTTAGAAGAGGACAAAAAGTAAAGAATGCAAATAGACATGCCGCAGAATATGTAAATTGGATACAAGACTCTGTAAAAAAACAGATTGATAAAGTAAAAACACCTGCTGGCAAGAAAAAATACGAGAATATTTCCAAACAATATACTATAGAAGTAAAAAAACATGTGAGAAACTTGACAGAAGTTGTAAAGTTTCAAAACTTTATGATAGATGCGAAAATGCAAATTGTTAGAAAACTAAATAGTGTTAAACAATTAACAGGCACTTTTATACGAACTGATAATGGATATAAAGTGGTTAACCCAGAGGGTTATGTTGCAATAGATAGAGTGTCAGGTAATGCTGTGAAATTAGTCGATAGAATGGAATTTTCGTTTAATAATTTCACTGCGATAAAGGCATGGGATAGATGAAAACAATAAAAGAATTATTAGAAGAACTCAAAGAACGAGTCGTATCAGTCGCACAAAGAAGAAAGATTGGTAGAAGAATGGCTCGCCTCGCAAAAACATCAGCATTTAAAGCCAAAAGAGAAAGAGCAATGAAAAAGATTGCTTCGCCTATGAAACAACGTGTTAAGGCAACTAAGATGGCAAGAAAACTTATCCGTAAAAAATTCTATCCAAAATATGATCAAATGTCGCCCATGCAAAAAATGAAAATAGATCAAATGGTAAACGCAAAGT